AAATTAAATAAAAATAAATATTTAAGAAATGTAAAAGATACAATTATTTTAACTCAACAAGCATCATTACTTCCGTTTGCTACTTTATCTAGTATTACTGAGCCTTTAATTTTATTATCAAGAGCAGGTGGTGATGATGGTCTTAATGTAGTAAACGATATACATCAAGCAATAAAAAAACAAACTGGTTCAAGTTTAGATAGATTGTTTAAAGCAATTGAAAGATCAACTGGTAAAACTACAAAAGGCTTTAAAGACTTAGATGATGAAGTATGGGATGAAATACATCAAACAGGTTTAGCTTTTGAACAAGCAGTTCAAGAAAGAATTGAAGGTTTAGCAGGTGAAGCGTTGGGTAATCCTTTAGCAAAAAGAGCACAAGAAGTATTTTTTAATAGTAACTTGTTAGCTCCTTGGACTAAAGCAGTTCAACTAGCATCGTTTAATACTGGTAAAAGAATTATTAAACAACATGCAGAAAAATTAGCAACTGGTAAAACTGCCTATGGTGATTTAAGTTCTGGTAAAAGAAAACAAATTATAAAAGAACTAAGGCAGTTAGGTATTAATGAAAATGAAGCAGTTACTTGGTATAAAAAATCATTAGACCAAAATGGTTTATATGATGATAGTTTAGCAAAAGGTATTAATGGTAATGGTAATGCTGAATTTTATTCTGAAAGTATGTTAGGTGGTGCAAATAGATTTACTAAAGAAATTATTTTAAACCCTAGAGCAGCAGAAGCTAATAGACCTGATTGGTTTGGTAGACCCGATGCTCAATTTTTAATTCAGTTTGCTGGTTACCCTACAGTATTTAATAATACTATATTAAAAAGATTTATTAATGAACTTTCACCAGTAGCTAGAGATAAAAATAAAAAATATGGTTTAAAATACAATGAAGGCTTTACTCACACAAACCCTAAAATTATTATGACTACATTACTTATGACTGGTGTTGCTCATTTAGGTAATGAAATACGTAGTAATGGTAAAGCTACTCTTGATTATGAAACAGGAAAACCAAAGCCAGATGGCGAAGTTATAGGTAATGCTGTTAGACGTTGGGGTGGTTTTGGTCCTTTTGATTATGCTTATAGATATCAAGAAGAAAGTAACAGAAACGTAGGTTCGGGTACTTCTTTAATGAAAGCTATTGGTGGTCCTTTTCCTCAAGACATATTAGACATGGTATTATATAGAAAAGGTTTTGGAGAAATGTTTGTTACTAACGCACCTTACTATGGAGCTTATGATAATATATTTGGTGAAGGAACTAAAAAGAAATTAAGGGCTATGGCTAGAGGAACGTATAAAAAAGAAGACTCAAAGTTTGAACCTTTATTTAAATACTCTAAAGGTGGTATAGTTAAGAACGTACCTAATGTAACTGATGAGCCTGATGAAAGAATAAATCCTATAACCGGTGTTCCTTATGATGAGACTGCTGGTGTTATTATGGAAGACGAGGAAGAACGCACAGGCTTTGTTGTAGGTGGTCTAGTAAATGCTTTAAGGAAAACTATTTCAAGAGCAACAAGTAAGAGTGGTCAAAGATTAAGAAGAAACTATTTAGATAGAGAATATTTAGATGAATTAAGTTATTACGGTAAAAGAGGTCAGCCAATAAAAAGCGAAAGTGATATAAGACATATGAACTTTCCAATGATTAAGGATTTATTAGAAGAGGGTGAAATTTCTATGAAAGAAGCAGCAACAATGTTAAGAGCTGGTGGTTATAGAAAAAATACTATTGAAAAATTTTTAAGACCTTATAAGGAAATAGGTATTAGAGGTAACAAAACAGCTAAAGATATAGATTTGTCTGATGAAGTCGTGGATGATTTACTTTCAAAAAAACTATGGAGGGAAACTGTATATGCTCCTGAAGAATTAGAAGAACAAGAGATGTACAAATTTCTAGATAGACAAGATTTTTCTGCAGGTGGTCTAGCTGGTCAAATGGAAGGATTGGGTTTAAGAGAACCTTTTGTATTTGGTGGTATTTCTATGTTAGGCAGGAAAGGTTTAATGAAAGCATTAACTGAACGAATTAATAATCCTAAACATTTAAAAAATCCACCTTCTAGACCTACAGCAGTTCAAGTAAAGGATAAGATTAAAAAAGAAGAAGATTTAACTGATGCTGATATGCCATATGTAAAAGATAAAGAAGTCTTAGAAGCCTTCGCAAGTTTAGACGGAGGATATGGAGAAAGGTTTGTAAGAATGAATTCTCCAGAATTACCTGCAAAATTAATTGATAGATACGGTAATGTTGCAAAAAGAGGAGAAGGATATAAAAAACCAGATATAGGACATTATCAAAAAGCATATGCTGATATCTTTGAAAAAAGCGATCCTAATATAAAAAGAGCTGTGGAATATATGCCCCCTGAAGAATTTGTAATGATGAAAAGAAACATAGAAAGGCTTGACAAATATTCTGAATTAGAATTAAAACAAAGACAGAAAGCAAGAGAAGAGTATTGGGAAATGCAAAGAACTTTAATGGATGCTCGTAACTTAGAAGATAAAACAGGATTAGAAGACTCTATAAATTTGTTAGAAACAAAATCTGAAGAAATAAAAGATTTTTTAAAAACAAAATTTAATGAAAATCCTCAAGGTATAAGTGAATTAGATTATAAAGGATTAGGAATATATGATGAATATAATCCAGATTTTATTAAATATAATGAAATAGAAATAATTGGTAAATTAAAATAAATATAGAATTATATAACCTAAACAAAAAATTATTATGACAATTAAAAATGATATGAACAGGCTACAGTATCGTAAAGGTGGCTTACTTAAATTACTTTTAAAAAAAGGAGATACTTTATTTTCTATTGCTAGAGATAATGAATTAAGTGTAGCAGAGTTATTAGAAGTAAATCCACAAATTAAAAACCCTGATGAGATTTATGCAGGAGATAATCTTTTTATACCTAGTAAAGGCAAAACACCTGTAGCAAAAGAGCCTTCAAAGCAAGAAGGTTTTTTAAGTATGTTTAGAAAAAAACCAGTTAAAAGACCTAAATTCGTTTCTTATCAAATTAAAAAGGGAGATAATCTTGCTACAATTGCTAAGAATAATAGTTTAAATATAGATCAATTAGTAAGGGCAAATCGTGCTATAAAAAATCCAAACAATATTCGGATAGGACAAAAAATAAATATACCACAATTTGGTATTTATGCTCAACAAGATTTTCAAAAACGAGTAAATTTACCAGCATCAAAACCCAAAGATAGATTCTTACCTTCTAATGTAAGACAGTTGCTTAATGATATTAATCCTCTTTCTCGTATGCGAAGAAAATATAATATGGGTATGGAAGATTTTACAGAAGCTGATACAACCCCAGATGAAATTGAAGCACTAAAAAAAATTGTTAAAAGTAATTTAGATAAAGGAAAGCAAGTTCTGGAGTATGATGATTTTCAAACTTCTGAAAACCCATATGATGATGTTGGTGGTGATGCTGTTGGAATACAAAAAGCTATTCAAAAATTTAAAGACCCTGCTTTTTCTATGAAAACTTTACTTGGTCAAGCTTCTATTACTACCAACGATCAAGGTGAAACTGTTGTTATAGACAGATATAATTTTAACGAAGAAAATCCTGACTCTTTTAAAGACTACGCTATGAAAGCAGCTCGAGTAGCAAGCGACCCTATATATGGTTCATTTAGAGAAGCTGGAAGTATATTTGGAAGTGATGAAGGTGAAGGAAGTTTTGTAAGAATTAATTTAGGAAAACTATTATGAACATAGACCTATGCAAAGCTGAAATCAAACGACACGAGGGCGAAGTCCTAGAAATCTATAACGACAGTTTAGGTTATAAGACTCTAGGAGTTGGTCATCTATGTCAACCCAACGATGTTGAATATGCTTGGGAAATAGGAACACCTGTATCTCAAGAAGTTGTAGATGTTTATTATGAAATGGATTTTAATAAACATTACTATGAAGCTGTAAATGTTTTTGGAGATGAAAAAGCTTTTAATAATTTACCTGATGATATACAGCGTGTGTTAGTAAACATGGCTTTTAATTTAGGTGGTACAAGACTTTCAAAGTTTCGTAATATGTTACAGGCTTGTAGAAACCACGACTGGCAAGAAATGGCTAGGCAAATGCAAGATAGTAGATGGTTTAGTCAGGTCGGTAGAAGAAGTTATGAATTACAACAAGTAGTTTTAAGTCAAGATAACGGTGTTTAAATGCTTCTTTATACAGAAAAGCAATTAGACATTGCATATAAAATAGATTGTAAAGCTCGTACAAAATGTAACGAAGCTTGGGTTAAACGTGAAGACTTTAGACCTTTATACGAAGACCTCTTAGAATCTTATATGATTGCTTACAGCGAAGACAATATACTAGGTGCTGATATACCTGAGTATTTAATAGAGTCTGTAAATGAATTACTTGAATCAACTTTAACACTAGGAGATTAAGATGAAAGGAATATTAAAAAATATAGTAGGTGCAGTAGCACCAACACTAGGCACTGCTTTAGGTGGTCCTATGGGTGGCATGGCTGCTAATATGATAGCTGAAGTACTAGGTTGTCCTAACAATCCTAAGTCTATAGAAAAAGCTATTGCAGAAGCTACACCTGAACAAATGCTTGAACTTAAAAAAGCTGAAAATGCTTTTGAAGTTCAGATGAAGGAACTAGATGTAGATGTATTTAAACTAGAAGTAGCTGATGGGCAAGACGCTAGGTCAAAGTTTAGTAAAGATTGGACAGCTAGAATTATGGGCATTGCTGTTGTTGGTGGATTTATGGGTTACATATTTCTAGTAACATTACAACCACCTGAACAAAATTCTGAAGCATTAATTAATTTAGTATTAGGTTATCTTGGTGGT